AGCGCACGCCTTCGCCGCCATTGTCGTTTATCGCCGAATAGAAATTCTGCCAAGCTGCCAGAGTGCTACCGCCCAAAGCCACCAGCCACGGGTTTCCGACCGTTCCGGCTGGTGCGCCTGCATCGACACTGGCATTTGTGAATTGATAGTACATCGAGCCCGCGCGCACGACGTCACCATTTACCGGCACGCCGGAAATCGTTCCTACCGCATATCCGTCCTCGACATAGACGTAAAGTGCAGACCCATCGGCGAGGAACATGAAGGGAGGCGTTGCGCCTATCTCGCCCGTTCCTGCCATGCTCACGTCGCCTGGGGATCCTGCGACATTATCCAAAAGCAAGTCGCTGGTCGCGTCGACGTCAACGCGATACCACTCTGTCCCACTTACGGTGAACAAAGCTTCGTCGAATGTACCCGGCTGGCTGAAAAGTCCGCGGATTGGGCCGTCACCAATATTGATCCACCGAGAAAGGCCAGGGCGTTGCGTTAGTGCCGATTGCTCTTTGGCAAGAACGGGATTGCTTTCGAAGTACCGGTTGCGCAGATATAGGCGCGCCTCTTTCGCCACGGCACGGAAATACTCACTACGGGCAAGAGGGATATCTACCATAGATTATCCCCGGTACCATCCGCCACGATTGAAATTCCGGTTGCTGGAAAATTCGCGCTGCTGGTCATAGCTTTGCGTCGACATGAACGGCCAAGAGATATCGTCGAGGATATCCAGCGGCATCGACTGCAGATAGCGCGCGACAAACTTGCGCTTCTCGCTTTTGAATATCTCTGCGCTTTGTGCATCGAGCATCCGGCCGTTGCGCGGATTTAGGCGCATGGCAAGCAGGATGATGAAGAAATTGTCGAAGTCTGCAGGGAACGGCATTTCGTCAGTAGAGGCTTTCGAAGTCAGCTTTACCCAATCCCCCAAATCGGCACGATAGAACCATTCGGTATATGTGCCGTTGGTGTTGAGCACTATGTTGGGGCTCCCTTCGATTGTGCGACCGTTCGCGTCAATCGTGACAGGGACAGTCGCCAAACGACCAAAAGGATCCGCGATCCCCATGCGGGATCCGTCCTGCGGGTAAAGCGTCAGATATACCGTCTTGGCTTCCTCATTCACCGCTATGAGGCGCTGATTGATCGTCGGCCGGTTGATATCGTATTCTGTAGCTGCAAGATCGTAGCGCGGGCTTTCGCGACCGAAATTCCCCAAAGGCCAATCTTGCAGGGACTCTCCTGCTTCATCGCCGTAGATCGACGAAAAGAGCCCGTTGAGCAACCGGAGTGCTTCTGTAACTTGCGGTACATTCGGCGCCTTCACAAGAGATAGAATATTACTCTCGCGATAAGCGTCCGTAATGATCGATGAAATCAATGTCACAGGAGCACTCCATAACCAGAATTAAAGGTCGATTGCTTCCGGTGCGTCGTTAGGGTGATCCGTCCAACCTTCCGGCACTTCATCCGCATTATCGAAAATTTGACCGACGCCGCCAGGTCCATAGAACCATGCAGGCCAGCTATTGCTATCTACGGGTTTTTCCGCCGCAGCTTCGGATTTTTTCTTTGTCATGCTCATTCTCCTTTATGCGATTATTACAAAAATCGCAAAACCGCACAAAATCAAAATCTGCTGTATGCGGATTGCTCTTGTAATCACTGTGAAAGCAAACGGTCAACTGCTTCGTTTGCTGCTGCAAGATCCGCCATAGCCTTGTCGCGCGCTGCGGTCGCTTCTGCAAGCGTCTGCGGCTGCGTATCGGTCGACTCCTGCGGCCACTCAAATACGGCCGGCAATTCCGGCTTATTTGCCCAAACCTGGCCGGTGTAGACTTCTGCGGCAGGATCCGCCCATGATGTTTCGGTTAGGAGCGTATATCCTTCGGCATCCGGCATTTTCCCTGCGATACCCAAATTTACGACTTTACCGTCACGATCATCAATCATTGCAACTTTAGCCATATCAAGCCCTTTCTAAAAGAAAATCAACCAAGCGTATCCTGGACCGCCGCTACCGCCCCTGCCACCAGTTACCCCGGCTCCGCCTCCGCCTCCGGAACAGCCCCACCCGCCGTTGCCTCCTGTACCGCCTTGAACGGTTCCGGACGCACCGCCGCTTCCGCCCGTGCGCGCAAAGATTTCTATGTTCGTTCGCGGGTCGAGCATCAATCCGTTATTTCCGTTGCCGCCGTCGCCGGTACCTCCTGCAATAGTGCCGTAGGTGTTGCTAACGGTGCCTCCACCAAATGCGGTGTTTGCCGTACCAATGCCTCCGCCACCTCCTCCACCGCTGGTTGTGCCAGTGATCGCGCCGGTGTTCGCGCCCGCCGCACCTGTGTGTGCACCGCCCGCCGCGCCATTAACGCTTTGATTATCCGACACGGCAAAGCCAAGGCGTTGAAATGAGGCAGTGCCCGTCGCTCCACCAGTACCCGCCGCAGTGGCAGAAGCCAAAGCACCGACTAAGCTGGATGGTCCGGTAACTAATGCCTGCGCATTGTTATTATAGGTGACGGGCCACTGAATTCGCGTCGCTCCGCCTGCTCGGGCAGCTACGCCGGATAATCCTCCGAGTCCGCCGTGACCTACCAAAATATCGATGGTTTCCGGCAACAAAGCTGTGGGAATTAGTAAAGCCGTGGATGCAGGAGTACCGCTGGATCCGCCTCCACCACGGTTGGTTCCAGCCGCTCCACTAAATCCGCCCGAGCCACCGCCTCCGCCGCTTTGCAGCAACGCATACATGAAACTAGCCCATTTGGGGATTGTGACAATTTCACGCAAATGGTCGGGACCGACGTTATCCCAACCTGTTTCGGCAGGAATGAACGTCGAGCGTTTTATCGCAAGCGAACCTATGCCAAAGAATTGATACGGATCCATCCTTAGATTTCCATGAAGTCCGCAAGGGCTGCGATACCTGCGTTACCGCCTGTGAAGGCAGAGCGGGTCGCATATAGGCGATATCCGGTAGGTGCGTATTTGCTCAACACCTTCGTTACAGTCGGAAGCGATGCCGTTTCACTAGCAGATGTAGCGAGCATCTGTGCCTCACCTATCAGTGTATTGTTGGCGGCATTCGTAGGGTCCGAACCGTTATTCAGAAAGAACCGAATGACGCAAGCAGCATTAGTCCCCAAAGACTGCAAATTGACGGTGTTGAAAAATCCTCCGACTGCACCGCCCATTGTTGCCAGCAAAAACACCGTACCGCTCGACATATCGCGGCTCGTGTTTGCTACGTTTAAATTGATCCCTACTGGACCTACATCCGGTAGCATAAAAGTGGGATCGGCCATTTTAGCCTCCTGAACCTATTAATGGGCGAAGTTGATATGCGAGTTCGGTTTTAAAATCAAAACCACTATTCGCCGCGATTTCGTTGATTGCACCTTGTACGTCGGTTGCGGTCACACTACCGGCCGGAACGTTACCTATCTGGTCGGCAGTGGTCGGATTATTTCCAAGCCATGTCCAAACAACGCCGTCGCTGTAATAAGCGCCTGCATTGCGCCGGTTGATAAGATAGATCCCCGTCGACGTCAGTACCCAATAACGCTGCCCTGATACGGTTGTCGGATCCGGAAGATCTGCAAAAGCATTGACCGTTACACTGTCTTTGCCGGTGTAAAGTTCCAAGAAATTATCATTCAGCTTCGTTCTGGCAACTAGCCCGGTATCGCCATTATTGATGATTTGCCGAGCCATTAGTCAATCCAAACGTCAGTATCGATCCATTCGCCGCCGTCGTTCCAGACACCTAGCGCCAAGATCCAAACAGCGCCGCTAGGGGATCCAGGACGTGTAGCTGCCCAAATTAGCAACATATCAGATTGCCAGCGTGCCTGCGGCACCGCCTCCAAGCTGCACAAGTGCACCTTGCGCGGTCGAGAAAACAAACGGGAGAGGTGTATATACACCTGCCGTCACGGGTACTGCGTTCACAAGCACGGTACCGTCCGGATCCGTGAGAGTGAGCGTGCCTGTTACTGTTGCAAGAAACCCGCCAACGTTGGTCCCGCGAATGGTATATTGCCCATTCACTCCCATAGGTTGCGGGCGAAAACGCTCCCGAACATTCATTTCAATTCTCCCTGCGGAATGTTCTCATTTTGCCGGAATGGCCCTGCTCCGCGCGGGAGCGAAACAGGGCCTTTCAACTTCCATCCGGAGAACAGGACGGAATGCGGCTAATCCCCCGATTAGCTGCCGTTGAAACGGGCAGTCCGCAGACGTTCGCGAATGTTGGCGTTCAAAGCCACGTC